ATCCAAACTCCTCTCGACTCCTTTTGTGCACTATGCTGAGCGGCTTACGGGAATTAGTCCCTTTGACGCTAGCGGTGCTCCTCTCTGTGGGGCTCCGGTATTTGCTGCTGGTCTGAATAAGATCACCGGTGAGTATCAAGGCCCCTACAACCACTTTGTGAAGAAGGCGGGAGTTTTGAAGAAAAGCTTGAGTCCTGTTACTCTTGCTCAGACGATTGATTTGGTTTCCGAACACCTTATCTCGTCACTCCGTGCGCGTGGTGTGACCACTTTGCGTCCGGTCACATTGGAGATTGCCCAGAATGGCGATCCTTGTGACTTTTACATGCGCGCGATGAAACCATCAACCTCAGGTGGTTTTCCCTGGCCCGGAGCGAAGAAGAAATTCTCCCGCGAGTGCTGTCTCGATTTCAAAGTCGATTCTTACATGCCCCTGTTTGATGTGAAGGAGCAGGTGTACGAGCAGTGTGCCGCTTACGAACGCGGCGAGGATGCACTGCCTCTTCTTGGTGCTCAGCTGAAGGATGAGCCCAGGTCCCTTCAGAAGGTTAGGGATCGCAAAACTCGCGTCTTTTGCATGTCACCTTACGAGTCCACTCTCGTGAATCGCATGTTTTTGATGCCCTTCTACTCACTCATGGTTGAGCACGGTGACATTTTTCGGACTGCTATTGGCGTTAATATGCATTCGACTGATGTTGCTGACATTTGTTCAAACATGGCGGGCTTCCTCACCTTTATGGAGGGTGATTATGGAGGCTTTGACACTTCTATGCCGTACGATATTGGCCTGGCTGCCAACACTATCGTGTGGCGAGTGTGTGAGAACCTTGGTTACGACGACTACGCCCTTAATATGGTGCGTGGTATCCTCAGTGACAACTTGTATCCCACAGTTGTTATGCGTGGTGACCTTTTCGCAGCCCCAGCGCTGCAGCCGAGCGGTAAATACGCTACGGCCGAAGACAATAGCCTTCGCGGCCTTGTCCTTCTTGTTTACTACTGGATTTCGAAGTGTGAGTTGCACGATCTCCAGCCAGTTGACTTTTGGACAGTTGTCAGCCCCCTCATTTATGGGGATGATGTTGTTGTTGGAGTTTCGCAGCGAGCACGCGCATTCTTCAACAACAACAAATACCAGGAGTTCTGTGCTTCAGTCTACGGACTTGAGTACACGAGCGCCCTGAAGACGTCAGTGATGGAGGATTTCCTGACGTGGGACCAGTGTTCTTTTCTCAAGCGGAACTTCGTGTTTCGTGAGGATTTGGACCAGTGGGTGGCACCCCTTGACTTGGCTTCTATCATGAAGTCAATTGTCTACTACCTCCCCTCGAAGAGCGTTAGCAAAGAGGAACAGCTTATTGACAGCTG